TATTTTCTAAAGATGTTAAATCGACAGTTTGTTTGTGTTTAGCGCCACATGCAGGACAGGCCATTTCTACTGGATATTCAGCACCATATCCTAGCACTCTTGCTGCTACCATGATTGCATTTTTATCGCCAGTAACTAAGTCGTTATAGTTTACAGATTTACCTTCACCATTGCTTACGATCAGAGCTCTAAGTAGTGTGTCAATAACTAAGCCTTTTTGGATCAAATTAGAAGATGTTAGGATATCTTCTTCTTTAGCAGTCATATACTTCATTTCAACTTTACCTGATGATAGTGCACTATTTTCAGGATATAGGGCTCCTCCACTTGGGAGATCTATAATTTCTGTTGGGAATTTAGACTCTTTTATTAGGGTCGTATTAGACTCGTTTGCAAGTTGGTGCTTTAGGTCGTCTGTGGAAAGGGCTTTGCCCGGGTAATCGTCTGTAACTTTATTCATAATTAGGTTCCTTTGAAGGTTCGTATATATAAATATATAGCAATAAAAAAAGCTCCATAAAGGAGCCTTTCTTAAATATATTATTTAATCTTAGTATTGTAAGATAGCGTGATCGAATCTAATGTCTAGAGAAATCATTAGAGGAGTTCCGTCCTCTTCATATGATAAATCTCCAAATGTTGCTTTTGTTATAAAAGCACCTTTAAGATTCCACTCTTCAACCTTATCACCTACTGGACCTAACACATTAATTGTTATATCCTTTTTATACATATCAGAATAGCCATTTCGGCCAGTAACTGATTCGTGATGTAGTCTTACCCATTCCATAACGGCTTGTGCTCCAGACGGAACAATTGGATCGTAAAGTTCCATGCCTGATATTGCATCCCATTCTGACCTACCTTTGATGTATCTTGTAGTGTTCATATGCTTAATTGCAGTTTCACCATTACTAATACTAGGCCTTGGGCACTTGCGTATAAGATATGATGGTATTCCGTCAACATACATGATAAACCTATTTGCAACCTTAGGTTCAAAATTAGTGTGCATCAGTTCTGTTGGGTCTATTAAATTTGCCATTTAGTGTTTCTCCTTGTATATAAATATCTTAGTCTTCGAAAGTTGCGCCAGTTGGCATGATGTTAAAGTCAACTACGATAAACTCTGCAGCTTTTGCAGGCTGTAAGAAAATCTCTCCTTTCATGATATTTCTATCGATTAGATCTGGAGTGTTGTTAGACTCATCCATAACTACTTTAAATGCATATAGACCTTGGTTTTGTTGAACAGATTCCATATATGGATTAACTGAACCTAGGAATCTATTGCGAGTAGCTGCTGTGTTGTTCTCGAATACAAGGTATTTAGAAGTACTAGCTATGAATTTCTTAAGATTGATTAATAATCGACGTACATTCACACGATCAAGAGCAGAAGCTTTCTTTTGAAGAGTCTTTTGACCCCATACGCAAACGCCTTCTCCTGGGAATGTTGCTAGAGGATTAACATTGTCCTCGTATAAAGTGTCACGGTTTGCATGTGTTAGCTTACGCTCTGCTTGAACTACAGTTTCTAAACCACCTCGGTTAAGTCCTGCAGGAGCATACCATTCAGCAGCAACTTTATCATTAAAGGCATAAATACCAGGAATGAGAGTTGATGGTGGAACCCAGCAATATTTGCCATTTGCATTTGTTTGTACCCAAGGCCAATACATAGCTGCATAGCTTGTATCAAGGCCTGAACCTTCAGTGGTAGCAGTTGAAATGTTTTGGGTAGCTAGTGTTGGATCTACTAAAGCAAAGCAATCTCCTCTTGTTTCACAAGCAGTAATTAACTGATCTGTTAGGGTTTTATGACCTGAAGTATTTAGACCTGGCATTGAAATTAAATTAATATCATACTCATCGGCATTACTTAATAAGCTTATAGCAGTTTGATATGATGTTAGGCCTTTTGCAGCAACCGTTGGATCTAATCCTTGAACATTATTATTTGCGATATCTCCAAAAAATGCTGCTCCTGCTGTTTGACCATCCCCATCTGCTCCAGTTGAAAAAGATCCTGAAGATGCCTTAGGTAAATTCTTAAGATTTACAGATGCGGTGTTTCCATTTGCATCAAGGTAGTCTGGTATTTCATTAACAGAAGATACGTAGACATATTTAGACTTATTTTGAAAGTTACCACGTGGCTGAAGGTATTTCTGAGTTCCATCCGTTGCTATTTCTTGGTATTGATCCCCGATCATTTTACTAATAAAGTTTGGCTGATTTGGATCAAGACTTAGGCCTGACCAAGTCTCTAAAATAGTTTTGCGTTTAGATGTATCATTACCTTGACGAATCAATAGTGTAAATGTACCTTTTTTCTCGCTAACGTTTGAAATTTCATATCTTAAATTATCACTAGATCCATTTGTTAATATGTTATTAGTTGTTTCTGCACCAGTAGAGTTTTGTGTTGCACCGTCTGCAAATGTATTAAGAACAAATGGAGTTACTCCTGAAGCTGTTGAATTGGTACCTCCTGCAAGTGCGATTTTACCAACAAAAGTTTCTGGGGTAGCCGCTGCTGATGCAGATACTTCCCAACCATTATATGCCGTTCCAGCTGCTGAACCAGAAAGCTCGAATTTCGATGAAAGTCCTATTGCTGTTAGATCTACTCGAGCGTTACTATTAACTGCAAGTGCTAAATTAGATGCTACTGTTGCAGCATCTGAACCACTTTGGAAGTAGTCAATAGAAGCGTCTTCAGAGTCGCCTCCAGCAGAAGTACTTGAAATAAATGTTGTTACTTCACCTGAAGGGGACACGAACTTATATCTATCACCTAATGCAGGTGTTGCTACTGTGTAATGACCTACTGCGTAAGCAAGTCCAGTAATAGATCCTGATGGTGTAACTGATGCAGTTGCATTTGAATAACCATCTCCAAGAATTCTAACTACGGTTAAAGCACCTGAATGCTTTAGATATTCTCTTGCTGAGATTGAGGTTAAGTACTCTGCTGAAGTACTACCAGATATAAAGGTGTCTCCAAATAGCTGAACGTATTCTGGATAGCTTGATACTTTTGTTGGTATTAAAGCAGGACCTTTGACTGTAGGACCTATAATGGCTCCACCAATTTCACCAATACCTTGTGGTACGAATGACAAATCATTTTCTTGCGTAAATACACCGGGGCTTATTATTTTTTCAGCCATTTATTTGTCTCCTAATAGATTGTATTATTATTCAATATATAAATATATTTCTAGAAGGCCAAACATCACCTATTTAGAAATAAAAACTCCTGTTTCTGGATCTAATGTGCCATCACCATACTTAGCCGTTATATCTGATATAACTTTAGATTCATTAGCTTTTAATGAAACAAATTCTTTTTTAAGCTTTGTTTTTTCTAATTCTAAATTTTGCATTTCTAATTCTATTTGCCCGAATTTAAAAGTTAATTCTTCGAATGATGATTTTATAGATGAAACGGAAGTCATTTCTTCTGGTGTAAACTTGATTTCTTTTGACATAATGTAAACTCTTATTCTTTGTTTGGAATATCATCTAGAGAGCCCAAGGTTTCAGTTCCCATAACAATTTTTGCAGAAGAAAATGTTTTAGGGTCGAAATTACTTAGGGATTTTTGGATATTGTTTGGTATAACGTAGCCATTCATTTCTATTGTGAATGTAGCCTTTGAAGCACGGTCTTCTCCTATTTCAGAGGTTAAAGATGTTGCAAATGTAGATATTTTAGAAAGAAATTTAAATCGTTCATTTCCCCAGTACTGATTGGCAGCATAGTTAATATCTTCAATGATTAAATTTAATTGTGATATATAGTCTGCCCAAATAATACAATCATAAGTTAGTTTAACATAGTCAGGAACTACAATATTTGTATATTCCCTAACTGGGGTTCTTTCATTTAGTACTGAAAAGTTGTCATATCTATTTTTAGAACTGTATGGTTTTTGATATGACTGAACAAGAGGGTTGTTAACGTCCACTTTTGTTCCTATCATGGAATTTTCCATAGAGGTTCTTTGGTATGCAATCGCAGGTAGTTGTATTTTACCTTTAGCGTCTCTTAAAAAGCCGCCTCTAGATATAGACTTCCATTTTTCAGGGGAAGCATATATAATTGGCACAGGGGTTTTACCGTCGTGGCCTGCTACCGTGGGTTGGATTACATTATCAAAGTAGTATTTAATAACCGAATCTATATCATATAAACCTAGGGAAATGGCTTTTTTAGAGCCGGTCGTATCAATCTGTTTAGATCTATCTATCTCTTTTGCCATTATATATTCCTAAGCTTATTATTGTATGCTCTGTGTATTTTTTCTATGTTGAGTCTAGTTGTTCTTGTTTGGTGAGTTTCACAAAGTACTGAAAAGTTCCCTCCATGCCCACCATCGCCTTTGTCGGTAGAAGGATTTTTACCTGCTATGTATTGGCTTTCACTTTTTTTATCAATTTCCCAATAAGCATTGTCCCAACCAATAATATCCCCAATTTCAAGTTTTAGATTAGCTACATTTTTTAATTCCTCTCTAAGAAAGTTAAATCTTGCCGTCTTGTTAAAGTCTATGCCAAACTCATCAGATGAATATTCTTTAGAGTCAACTTCTACCATGCATGCAATTCTAACCCCTGGGAAGTACACTTTGTTTATGGCTTCACCATACAAGTCTTCTTTCATGTCTTTTAACGAAGATTTATAAATGTCAACAGATATACCAATTACCTCGTTTATAAGTTCCTTATTCATTAAGTTGAATAGTCTTACGTCTCTAAATGATCCAAATAATCCCATGTTAACCTAAGTAGATGTTTAATGGAATGTTTGTAATTGTTTCTCTAAGGAATTCTGCTTCGTCTTTTTTTGCTTCAAGCATATTTCTTCTAGATGATGCTTCTAAGTCTTCTCGTAAAGAAGCTATTAGGGATTCTTTTTCTGAAGCTCCTTCGCTTCTCAAGGCATCGCCATCAACTGTGATTTCTCCTCCTGGAGTAGGTATAGAGCTATATTTACTTCTGACAATTCCTAAAAGCTCTTTAGATAGCGCTAGTGCATACTTTCTAATCCACTGAACTCCGGGAGCATTAATAGTAGAATAATCTAAAGCCCTGTAATCTATATCAGCAAAATTAGATACTGTGCCAGCATCGCCTAAACTATCAGTATACTTATTGTCCTTTACATAATATTGAAACCACATTGTAAAGTCTGTTTTTGGTTCTGGGAATAGCCTTATTTTATTGTTTTGAAGTTCAAAACTATATGCAGACTTTCTAACTAAATCACTAAATTCTACTTGTTGTTGGCGTAGTAGGATGTCATATATAGGTAGCATCATAAATGATACACCAGCACCTCTATTTTGTAAGCCAAATTCACTAACTGCCATAGCACTATTATTTCCTAATGCATATTGATCTGTGTGGCGTATTGACGCTGGAGTTCTATCGTGAAAAATCTTTCTTACTTCTAATCTTTTACCACTTTCGCTAACTGCTCCCCATAATGCCTGCAGATCATAAACCTGGGACCCAGATACTACTGAAATAGAGCCTTGCTTTAGATCTGTCTTACCCCCAGTCAAGGTTTCTGTTCCATAATGTTCAGTTAGACTTATTAAACCATTTAGCCCGTCTGCCGATCCTGTTGTTAGATTTGTTTTGGGTTGAGATGTTGCATCTAAAAGGTTTTGTCTAATTTGATATCTTTGGATCTGAGCACCATATTCTGTTACAGCTTCTTCAAAACATGCAAAAAAATGAACATCTTGAAGTTCGATATCCACTATAGGATAGCCAAGTCTTTTAGCACACCATAAAGCTGTATTTTCTACATCAGAGTTATATGTGCCTTGGTTATCATATGTCCCAAATGGGGTTTGTCCGAAACCGGCATTGAATGTCGCGGTGCCAGCAAATAAGTTAGTTGTTTCAGCCATGGGGTTCTCCTGTACTTATAAATATCAACTCGTTTGCGTTTATGGTCCAGTGGAAATTCTAATAACCCCTTGATATGCATTACTAACCCCTTGGGTGTCTACCCATAAAGCTCCTAACTCTCCTGGATCTGAGATGGGTAGATCCTTAAAATTAATCTTTCCGGTTATAGTAAGAAACTCTGAAATGTGTAGAGTCTTAATATCTGCAGCATTGCCGCTATGAATTATTTTTTTCCAAGTACTCATAGCTTACATAGTATATCCAAAAGGATTATTAGGACTAGCATCAGTCCCGACATTTAGGAAAGTAGATCCTCCCCATATGCCTCCGGTTGTTTGAGTAAAATAGAGATATACGAATATATCAAAGTAGGTATAAGGAAAAGTGCTGGCGTTGTATACCGGAGGATTTGAATTCTCTATGTAGGAGTATACTGCTGTGAGATCCCCTAAAAGCCAGAACTCAGAGTGAAACTGATGCATTGGTCCAAATTCCCCATAACGAGCAGCTACAGACTCCGGAGTAACGTATGTGCCAGCATCATTCGCCCAGTCATAAACTGGGTCTGTGAAATCTATAGGAGGTCTGTTGTCGTCGTCAAGCGATAAGAACTCTCCATATTCTACAAGGAAACCAAGTAAATCGGCAGAACCAATCTCACCATCGCCGTTGAAATCGAAATTAGGGGTATAACCAGATTCCCCATCAGCAGTACCATATGCTATAAGGAAGCCAAGTAAGTCGGCAGCTCCAATTCCCCCATCTCCGTTGAAGTCAAAAGCGTAGGCTTGCCATGGAATATAATAGGGAGATATTGTCACAGGATCGTTGGAAATTCTCACCATTACATGTTGGTCAGCAGACGACTTCATTAAACTCCCTATAGGCAGGTCGAAGTCTGAAGTTGGTAGACCGTTGAATTGAACGGAAGAACCTTCTATCTGAAGAGATGCAGTGTCTGAACTTGAAGGACCTGATACTATGACCGAAGCCGCTTCAGTGCTGCTGCCACTTATCATTAATTGTTTCCAGGTTGCCATAGATTAACTAGTTACTTTTAAAAATGACCCCGAGTTCCATAGGTACCCAGATCCTACAGGGGGTGAAGTCGGAAGATTTTTCATTATTATTAAGGACCCAGTAACTTCTAAAATACCACCCGGGGTTACTGTTAAAGCGTTTAGTTCTGCAACACTACCACTAACTATTACTTTTTTCCAATCCGATGGCATTTATTACTTTTCCGGTTTTACTTTTACTTTTTCAGGCTTTTGATGTATAGTTGCAACCTTATTTAATAGCGCTGCTACTACATGAGAATCTCCTCCTCGAATTTGGAGCTCTGACAATGCTTTGTGTATTAATGCTAATTCTTCTTTTTCAAACATAACTATTCCTTTATTTAATTAATATCTAGCTAATATATGACAAAAAGTTTACAATAAAAAATTATTGGGTGATTATTTTTTGCAATTTTACTGCTGTTTGGTAAACTAGCTGAACATCTTTGCCATCAAATTTAGAGTCTGCTACTAGTTTTAATAGGAATTCTAATTCTTCTTTTGATAAAGTTGTTGAAATTTTTTCTTTCTTTTTGTCTTTGGATAATATTCCCATAGGTTATAACTCTTATTTTATTTATACGTGGAAGTAAATTTCTCCAGCGCTATCAACTCTCATGTTTCCATCTACATTTGCTTTTACTGATTCTGCACCATCGGCTGAGCCTGAAAATACCCCTACAAAGTGGACTTTGGTTGCTCCTAGGTTTGTGGTGAGTTCAGGTGAGCCGCCAGCATAACCCATACCAAAACGGCCTTTATTTCCTATTCCACTATCATACATTAAAGTGTTACTTTGTGTCGGGTCTTGACCAAAGGTTATACCAAAGTCAAAGGTGTTAAGCTCTGCTCCTTTTCCCATAAGAAAACAACTATCAGAAATTATTAAGTTTTCAGATTTAAATATAGTAACATTTTCTGCATCGGAAATATTTAGATTTCCTGGTATGGTGATAACGTCGTTTACACTAGTTCCAAAAGCCAAAGTATTACTTTCAAAAGGCCCTGCAAGTAATAGTGCTACGGAATCTTCTTCTGTTCCTTTTGAAAGTCCTCCATTGGCGAAACTTAAAAATTGGTCATCGGCTCCTACGGCAGAAGCTGTCCAGTCTGTGTTATTGACATTAACCCCTCCGGCAATATCTTCGATAGTAATAGCAGGTGTGGTTGTTGCATTTGTAAGTGTTAGGAATAGCCCATCTATAGTTGAACCACCTTCTAATGGAGCTACTGACATTGATGTTACCGTACCTGTAGTAGCCGAATAGTTTGGTAGGCCTTCTACAACTTTAGTTTTTAATGCACCTAGAGAGTGTTCGTAAAGCAGACCAGAAGTGGTCGCATTTGGATAATGGTGCTCGTACATTAAAGTATCGTTAGTTGCAAAAGATTCTGAAGGGATATGCGTGTGGCGGGATATTATACTACCGGTAAATCTAGAACCTGATATAGAGGTATTTGCATAAGCTGGGGCATTAAAGGACCCTGAAACGATCATAACAGAGATCACACCAGAATCTTTAATTTTTATACCATCGGCATCTAATCCTAGACCTGAAGTGCGTCCTGCATCTTCCCAAAGCTGTAGCGCCATTGTTGCAGGAGCTTGGAAATTAAAGTGTTGGAAGCCAGAGCCAGTGTTGAATCCCGTGGACATTGTTAATGCCCCGAAAGCAACCTGTGAAGCGGCTATACCCGTTAGGCCTGAACCAGTACCTGTGAATGATGCTGCTAGGAATCCTTGTGAAGCCGTAAAGTCTGTAGTGAAACTATGAGAAGCGGTAGCATGTGCTCCCATAACAACTGAACTAGTTGTCTGTGATGTCACAAACTCGTTAAAGTCCGTTCCGTTGTAGTAAAATGTTCCGTCGACACCTAGGTCCCCGAAATTACTAGAGCCGGAAGCAATCAACGTAGAAGCTGTTAAATATGATACCTGTAATCCTCCAAATGGTCCTGTATGAGTATGGTCCCCAGCATTTACAGCACCTACCTGAAAAGGGTTAGTAAGAGGATTGGTGGTCTGTATATCAATATGATTGCTTCCAATATCAATATTGAAATTACCATTAATACTACCAGCTTCGTTTGACCCTGCGTCATCAGAACCAAGAGCCCCCACCGAAGTCCATGCTTGAGCGTTGCTCGATGAAACATCTCCTTGTCTATTGGTTGCAGTTAAATCACTATATGCAATGTCACCAACACCGGTGCCATTTGTGAGCTCGGTGTTGGTATAGTTTGTTGAATGGATTACTTGGCCAGGAACATCGCTTCCCCATGCATAGTGAACTTCTGTGGTGTTGGTTGTTGTTGAAGACCCACTATAGTGAGGAATACTGTCGTGATCTAGAGTGCCTTCATTAATACTCATAGTAAAGGCTGTGGCACCTTCTTCTTCTGTGCTTAAAGAAAGTCCTGTTGCAACATCGTACGTGGTGTTGATCCCGCCTAGATCTGATTGGGTGATAGGAAGGAAATTTCCAGCAGCGTCATGAACTAATACTTTATCTTCTATAGCCCCGCCGTTTGAAGCTAGAGGGGTTACTTGTAGTTCCCCTGTAGGAATTGTTAGTTGAGTTAACTCCGCGGAGCCTGATTCAACTATTACTTTTTTCCATGTACTTGGCATTTATTTTCTCTCCATTACTGCTTTTGATCTATGCGTAGATATACATATTACCACCTGAATGTCTGATGTTTCCTATCTGATCTGCCTTAGCGTTCGTTGCTTCTGCCTCTGATCCATTTATTACAGCAGCAAAGTGATAGTCGGCTGCAACATCTTGAGGAGTTTCAGAATTCCAAATGTCAATATCATTATTATAGTTGACCCCAAATCTACCATTACTTCCACTATAGTTGGTTTCCCATACTAGCATATTACCTTGCGATGCCGCTTCTCCAAATTGAATTCCCACGTCTGTTGTAGTGGACCCAGATCCAATCAATATAAACTTATCTTTGATTTCTAGGTTTGTAGAAGCTATTGATGTTAGGGTTCCTTCTACAATTAGATCACCTGCAATTGTAATAGTGTCTGAGGCATCTCCAAAGGTGAGGTTTCCAAGGTTGGCATTTAATAAAGCCCCGGCTGCAGCAGCTGGTGTGGTTTGACCTGTTCCACCGTGGTCTATAGCAAGAGCTGCGCCTGACCAATTATCATCGTTTATTTGAACCGCACCACCAAGAGTAATTACCGGGGTATTGCCTCCACTGCTTTCAAGGGATAGACCTGAGACGTTTGAGTCTGCTGTGACAGCCGTTACCGTTCCCACTTCTGTTGTGAAGTCTAGAGAACTACTTATAAAGCTAGTTATATCAGCAAGGGTTGTGGACTTGATAGTAGCAGTGTCTGCGTCTTGGATTAGGAATTTATTTGTTGAATTAAGTGAATTAGCAGCAACATTGTCAAGCGCAGATATAAAACTCGGTGCTAAGTGTTCAGATAGAATAGCCCCAACACCAATTTTATCATTAGTAACTGCTCCGGGAGCTATTTGACTAGTTCCTACTCCATCATCTTTAATTCTAATACCTGCACTACCTAGCTGAAGAGTGTTTCCATTTAAGTCAACAGTAAATGTCCTATCGCCAGAACCATCATAGGAATTAGCGCTAATACCATGACCATCATGAAGAGTTCCCAATCCAGAAATACCCGATCCTGGGATTCCCGTTAAGTTGGATCCATCACCTGTGAATGTCGAAGCAGAAACTCCACCGCTTGCTGTTACACTTCCTGAAAAATAGTGGCTATCGCCTTCGTTATTTCCCCAAACTGTGGATCCTGTAATAACCCCAGCTGCAGCGTTCTCAAATGTGTATGCATTAAATGTAAGACTTCCGTCTACTGCAAGGGATCCTGTTATGGTTGCGTTTGAAGCGGAAATCCCCGTTGTTGCAGTAATCGTACCAGCTATTTCGGAATTCCCTGCAAGGAGTATATTCTCAGTGACGAGCACTGAAGCAGACACGACTGATGCAGAAACTATACCCGTTGTTGTGATATCACCAAATCCTGAGACTATTGATCCTCCAGATAAAGCCCCTACAGAAGTTACATGTGTTTGAGCTGCATCAAGATTAATTGTGGTTCCATCAATCGTAACTCCGGTGCCTCCTGTGTAGGTCGTATCCGAGTAGTTAGATTCATGAATATTAGAAGAAGTAGTTGCTGCCCAATTAACGTGTTGATCTTCAAAATAGCCTGAAAGCTGGGAGTGAGTTATTTCTGCTGGTACTACGGAGAATGTGTTGTTTGAACCTGCATCTTGAAGTCCATCTCCGGGTACGTATGTGGTATTAGTACCAGCAACCGAGCTTTGTGCAATAGATCTTAAGTTTCCACTACCATCAATTGTTACTACACGATCACCAGTGCTTCCAGGAGTCCCTGCTGTTATTGCGGTTCCTAGATTTACCCCGACACTAGCTGTGACTGATGCTAGAGTTGCGTCGCTGCCGCTTAATATAATTTTTTTCCAAATTGCCATGTTGTTTACTCGTTATAGATTCTAATATGTTGTTGCGTTAAACCTAGGGGTTCTTTCAGCTATTGAGGTATCCATCGGGATTGCGTAGCCTGAACTAGTTCCACTTGCCGAAGGAAATACATATATTCCTGGTAAAGCTGGAGTTGCTAGGGTAACGTCTCCGAAGATATGGGATCCTGAATTTGGTCCAAATCCCTTCCAAAATTCAAAAGGGGCTGTGGCCTGAGATCCTGATACGAAATATATGGTTCCTCCAGATCCAGTAGCTCCTGACATAGATACATCTGATATTGCATACGTTCTAAGAAATGATTGTGACGCTACTACGGATCCTGTTGGAAAGTGAAGAATATTTGTTTTTGGAGCAAAGTCATATGCTTCATCCGGTCCATCACCTAAAGCCTTAAGAAATCCAGTGTGCGTGACAAAATCTTTATAGTAAGGTTGTGCAGTATAAGAACCAGATCCCCAGTTAGTTCCAATAACCGAGGCTGTTGTTGAACTTGATGATCCATAAGGAGTCCAAATAGATGAACTTGCATATGTTTCAGAGCTATATTCAGATCCTGTAAAACTATGGAAAGCTATGCTTCTTGATGGGAAAGATCCTGCAAAACTCATTGTTTCCATTGGAAGGGTAAACTCAACAATAGTTGTGTTTCCAGCAATACTACCACCTCCTGCTTTGAGTATGATGTTTGTTGCGTTTGTGGATGTGTTGTAAATTGAAAGTAAGTTTGTTTGACCATCTCCTATAAATGCTACAGGAACTTCCCAACTAGCTGTTGCTGGAGCAGATGCCGTGGAAGATCCAGTATAAGAACTAGAATCTATTTGCACGATAAGAGCAGGAAAATTTACAGCATTAAATGATGTACTTATTTGACTTTTAGCTGCAGAAGATAATGAACTAGAATTAAGAAAATTCGTCATATCTACTTTAAATCTATCCCTTTCCATTGCAGTATATGATAGGCCACTTCCAGTGTCGTAGATATAATATCCATCAGGATAGTCTGGGGCGGTTACAATAGAATCCCTATTGAAAAACCCAGTTGAGTTTTTAGATGCCTTAGCACCTTGCTGAAGGGTTAGAGGTAGCCTGTGTTTTGGTCTAAACTCAAGAGCGTTTGTAGAGTCACCTACTGATGCAGATAACTGTGCCCATGTTTTCATTTCCCACTTATTTTTGTATAATGACATTGGTTTTAAATCCTTTTATATAAATATCAGTTGCCAAGGTAAAAGTCCCCGGAGGCACTATAGAACATACCACCAGTAACTGGGGTAGGAGTTGTGTCGAATTGGCCTAATATTGTTACCCCCTGGAGGTTTATTACAAATTTAGTGTCTTCAGAGTTATGAGCTCTAACTACAAATAAGTCATTTACCCCATCTCCCTGAATGCTTACTTTTGAACTAGTAACTAAAGGAGCAAATAATGATTCAGAAAGATGTAGTTCGTGCTGAGGGTTTATAATGTGTAGTCCTACATTATCACCAACAACTGTGAATGGATTCCCAATTATATTACCAAATGCAGGGTTGGCTATAGCAGCAGGAAAAGCCATATTGTCTGTAACGGTTACTGCAGTAGAGTCTGCAATTGTTATAGCAACTTGGTTTGGCGAATCAACTGCGACTTGAACTTGAACGGTTGTTGCAGGCTCTGTTGATATGTTTTCAACGACTGGGGAAGTTGTTATGGTACCACCCTCTAATACACTAACAGCAGAACTTATTGATATAGTGCCACCTGCTAAAATATCATTAATATCTAGACTATATACAGCAATGTCGGAAACACTTATCGATTCTGAATCGTCATGTATTTCAACCGATTGTAGCAATAGTTATCTCGTAACTTCTGGAGATAACTTTATCGAGCCTTGTAGTAATCTAGTTACTGTTGAAGAAGCAGGATCTTCTATTTCAATATCATAAACTGCTGAATCAAATGTGTAGTTCTTTGTAACAGATGCTTCAATTCTAAGCTGTATAGTACCACTAGCTGTGGAATTGGTAGTAGCTAGTATAGTCATGCCACTTCCAGTTTCAAATGACCCTCCAACCACAGGAGCAGCATCTGTTATAGCATCTCGTATATGCATTCGTACTAAATAGCCATTTAGATCTACAACATTAGCACTTGAATCTTTATATGTGAATTGCTTTACTACTGTTGTTCCTTGTTCTATGGTAAAATTATAAATGCCGGCTGCCATGTGGGTCTCCTAAACGTGATTGTACTTCCATATATAAATATACAAAAAAGTACTAAATGAATACACTATAAAACTTTACCAGGTCTATCTTCATAAGCCTGAAGTATAAGTTTTAGTATTGGGTGTCTGTGATTTTCTAATAACTCGATGGTGTGTAGTCCAGCTACAGTTTTAATTGATTGCAAAAACTTTAACCCAGACTCTCCTGTAGACTTTAGATCTATTTGATCTGAATCTCCGCAAAACAACATTTTAGATCCTTTACCTATTCTTTGAAGAATCATTAAGGTTTGTTCATGGGTCAAGTTTTGGGCCTCATCTACAATTATTACAGAATTTGTAAAAGTACGGCCTCTCATATAAGATACAGGAACTATTTCAATTTGTCTATTACTTATCATAGCGTCTATACGCTCGCGCCTAAGTAGCTGATACATGTTTCCATATACAGGTGCTACCCATGGATCCATTTTGTCATCAATACCTCCTGGTAGATATCCCAGATCTTCTTTAGATATTGTAGGCCTTGTGATTATTATTTTTTCAACATGTTTATCTAAGGCTAGGTTTAGTGCTATTTGACATGCTAATAAGGTTTTTCCAGATCCTGCATTTCCTAGTACGATTGACACATCATTTTCTAAGATTATAGACTTTGCTTTTTTTTGCTCTGGGTTTAGAGATAATAAAAACCTATATCCTTTTTTATTATTTTTAGGCTTAACTTTTGAAAAACTTGTAGACATTAAGATCTCCTTTTCTTTACTATAAATATCTCACACAAAAAAAGAGACTCAAATTAATGAGCCTCTTTCGTAGAATTATACTAAACTTAAACTTAAAGGATGTTTGAAACTGTTAGCTTAGCGTAGAAGTCTTTACGAACTACTTTCTTAGCATAACGTGTCATTACACCTTTACGTGGAGTAAAGTTGTTTGGATCATAAACCAATGGAGTCATGATTAGTGGGATATATGGAGCGTAAACCGCACCTGTTTCAAGGAATTGATTTCCTCGGAATCCTATAATCATATCTGCAGAGTTCCAATATGGATTCTTGTAAACCTTATAACGGTTTGCAAAGTTTCCAATTTTTTCTACACCTGCTGCAAATCCATCTGTATTTCCATCTGTATCTACTGCGAAACTAGGAATAGTTTCAAGAACAGTAGCAACATCAGGAGAACAAACGATAAAGTTTGCACCACCACGCATTGTCGCTCTGTGGATCTTATTAGATAGCTTTTGGATTTCATATCCAATAGTAGCATTGTGTGTACCTAACGTGTAAGCCCAAGGACCTGAAGACGTTTGATATCCCTTAGCAGAAGCATTTGTTGGATCACCGACCCAAGTGCCGCTAAAGCCAGCAGAAGAGTGTAGCATTTCAAGGATCTCTAGATCGATTTCCATTGCAATGTACTCAGATAACATTGAAGTTAATTCTGCTTCAGCATCAATTGAGTGATACGCATTTAAATCTTGTGCAAACTCTGGAGTCCATACAACTTTTAACTTACGTGTCTTAGCAACTAAAGCCTCTGACTCTAGAGAAACCTCTAGTTCTGGAATATTTAGTTGAGCTTCCTCAAGTTCATTTCCAACAGTGTGCTGGGCCTCGAAATCACCACGAAGACCAGCTGCAGTAGATACATCACCATTCTGTTCAAGTTGGTGATAGTGTACTGTTACAACGTCAGTTGCACCAGGCATACCACTGAATGTTACCTCACCGGTTGCTTGATCAAAAGAAGTAGCAGCGTATTCAGTAGATCCTGATACAGCGTATGCTGAAAGACCCATGTCTAAATCTGCCTTTGTAAAGCCACCTGCATTAAGCTTGGTTCCCTTAGCAGCTAGAGTAACTGAAGCAGTTGATTGGGGAGCTCGCATAGAGTAAGCAGAACGACCAGGACCAGGATAAAGACCTTTTGTAAAGTCAGTTGTAGCTGCCTTTCCGTTTGATCCGAATATTGACTGTGTGTTGTCTACTGGGAATTTATCATTACCATATTTGAAATCCAACCAGAAAACTAGACCTGAAGGTAAGTTCATTGGTTGTACCGATACGAAATCTTTTGCTGAGATTTCTGCAAAGATACGTCTTACTAGGGGAAGAGCTACGCCATTCCACTCATCATTAGCTGTTGCAGTGTTGTTTGCCTCAGAGATAAGTTGTTTAGCTTGGTTTTCCAAAAGAATAGCAGTGTTATGTTTATCATATTCACCACCAAGTCCTTCTAAAAGTCCAGTCTTTTCCCATTTAGTAACGTAGCCTTGTGTTTCATTGCGTTGTGTCGCAAATGCTGCCTTAGAATCTTGCAGCAAGTTTGAAATATTTGACATTATTGTCTCCTAAATTTTAAATTAAATTAAACCGGCAAGCTTACGCATGCGGTCTGAAAAGTTGTTTGATTCTACAATCACCGATTTGTTTGGTGCAGTAGATTTTGTAGATTTTGAAGCTAAGCCTTCAGTCATTGAAGATTTAGTTCCGCCTTTGCCTACGATTGATTCAGCAAGTGTTGAATAGACCAACTTAACTTCGCGAACTGATGCTGCTCTATCGAACGTTTCAATTACACGTAGCTTTTGTGATTCATTCAAGTTATTAGCTCTGAAAAGTTTATTAGAAAATAGTAGCTTAGCATTTAGTAAGTTAACCTCATTGATCTTAGATCTTAGGAACTTAATAGTAGCATAAGCTTCTTCTAAATCAGATTCACCAACGACTTCTTTATCGTCTTCAGCTTCTTCATCTTCTTCTCTTAGTGCATTAATAACTTCTTCGAGGTCGAATTCTTCATCGTCCTCTGTTGCATCTTCTGTTACAGGCTCTTCTTCTTCAGCAGCGGCGTCTTCAGCGACAGGGACTTCGTCCTCATCTGTTTCAGTTCCGGCTTCTAGTTCACGAAGGATAGCTTCTAACTCGAGGTCATCTTCAGATTGTTCACCTTCAGCTTCTGCTGCAACTTCTGCATCATCTTCTTCAGGGGCCATTTCTGCGTCTTCGTCATACATACCTTCAACCTCTGTATCTTCTTCATCTGCTGTGAGTTCTGCAACGGGATCAGTTTCTTCTTCAGAATCCATTGCCATTTCAGCAGTGGGAACTTCTTCTTCTTCTTCGTCTTCGTACTCTTCACGAATTTTAGTAGATAACATAGACTGGAGTTTGGGCGTAAACGCTTCTTCTAAAGCTAATTTTGCATTTGCAATTGCAGTCTGACGGACTGCCTTAGCATCAGCTATAGCTTCTTTTAATAGGTCTTTTGACATATTATTCTCCTTATATTATAATTAG